GGCCATATATTTTTAAGCTTTCGCATATTAAATCTTCATATAAGATTTTTTCAAATTGATTTCCTATGCCTTGGCCGCCTTGAAAATAGTGATTTACTGGCATGATTTTATCCTATTAAAAATGCAGGTGCTATTTCGTAAGTTTCTCGTATTTCTTTTTCTAGTTTTTCTATATCTGCTAAGGCTTCTGTATATACTCTTTCGCCATTTAATTTTACGCCGCCTAACATTATTACGCCATCAAATTTACTTAAATTTGCACCCCATTGTTTTTTAAATAAAGCGGTTGTATATCTTTTTAGCCAAGTGTCATTAAATACATCTGTATAAGTTGTAGGGTCTAATTTTCTATAACAATCTATAATTAAATATTCGTCAACTTCTAAATCGTTAGCCCAATCCATATCTACGTATAATCTATTGTCGTGCATTTGAAAACGCAAAGGTTTCATACCCACAAAAATTTGATCTAAAAAATCTAAATGCCTTAATACCATATCATAGTTTATAACAGAAGTAGAAGAAAAATCATAAAGATCATTTAAACGTAATTGATACCTTACATCAAACATATTTAAGTTTGCTTTGTCAGTAAATGGAAAAATATTTGTAACAGAAATAACAGAGTCAGGCATTACTAAAAAATTATTTGATTCATAAAAAGTTGTTGATACACTATTTTTAGTGGCTGTTTCGGTTTCAGGTGTTGAAGCTTTTAATCTATTTTTATCAGCTTCTGTAAGCTTATATTTTAAATATGTTCTTCGAATACCATCATAGTGATAGATTGCATAATAGTTTAATGCTTCGTCCAGTCGATCTTCTAACTGGTCATCATCTACATTTATTTCTATGACTGGTTTACCTAACGCTCTTAATGCGTACTGTTTTAACGTTTCTCTTGTGTTTGGATTTGCCATAATACCCTAATTAATTACTATTTATATAATTTTAATTAGAACTTATAGCGTATAGTTGCGAGTATTTGTGGATTTATGTCTGTTTTTACACCTGTTACTATTGAGGTTTGTGTTTTATCGTGGTAATATAAACCAAATTCTAAACCTGCTCTTTTATCAGGTCTTTTATGGCTATCTTTTTCTGTATGTAAATTATATACTAATCCCCAGTAATTGCCTGTAAATCCTAAATCATCATTTTCTGTTCTGTGAACAGTGCCGTATATACGTTCACTAAAACTGTATAATAGACCATAGTCGTATCTATTTTTTGAAGTAAAAGCTCCAGTATCACCATCGTCCCAAACTTCTGTGCCCCAAATTAATGGTATGTTCCAACGATACAAAGTACCGCCTAAAGCCCAGCCTGTTTGTTTACGTTTAGCAAAAGAAGCAGATGATGTTGAACTAACAGGATTTGAAATTTGCATATAAGATAAATCAGCATATCCTAAAAGACTGCCAGTTATGCCTGAATATATAGCGTCTCTCTCATTGTCCCAACCTAAAGTTACGGCAAGTGGTATTTGTTTTTTTAAACGATAAGAGTCAAAATCAAATTCATTATCCCACTGAAAACCGCCAACCGATAATACAGTTTTTTCTCTATGATCTAAGCGTGAATTTGTTTGTGTAATAATTAGTGGTGCACCTACTTTTGGTGTCTTTGCAAAACCTAAACGTTGTGCGTCTGTTTCACCGAAATAAATTCTCCAATAATCGCCACCAAAACCTAATTGTTTTTCTTGTGCAGTATTATTTAAAGCTGTATTTAAAGAATAATACGTATCGTATAACATAGAAGCGCCAGTCCAATTTACGTAACGATTATTAAAATTATGTGATATACCTATTTGTAATTCAGCACGTGAATCCCAGCCACTATCATAAGTGCGATCATCATAATATCCTTCTACTTCACCTTTTAAATATAAACCTTTAGGTAAAGCAACAGTATGAACGTTGTTTGATTCTAATTTTTTAATTCTTTCTTCTAACTGTGATATTTTTTTTTCATCTGCATTAACAAAAGATGTAATACAAAATATCAATATTATTAATAATAACTTCATATTAATTATTTATCTTTGGAAAAAGATGGTGTTTATTAAATACTGTTACATCATCTTGGTTTAAACCTAATGACAACATCACTCTTGGTGTATGTGGATTTTGTTGCTGATATTCACAATAATAATTTTGTGCTGTTATTACATCTTCTTTTTTAGAATCGTCTTTATAATCATTTATTTTTTCAAGGTAGTTATGTAAATTACTTTCTGCCAATGAACATATTTGAAATAACTCTTTTTCTTCTTGTATATTACCGGCCGCAATCATACCTTTACTAAAAATTTTTAATGCCCATTCAGGCAACTCTCTTACTTTTGATGGTTTAAACCATTTTGATTCGTGTATAAACCAGTTTGTTAAAGGGTGATCTTTATTTAATAATGGTGAAAAATCGTGGAATGCACCTGTAACTTTATTTTTACCTGCAATAACATCAAAGCCATAAATTGGGCCGCCATTTGTAAGACCTGGAAATAAACATACGTGCATCATCCATAAACCTTTTGTTTCTCTTGCGTCAACCACATCAACGTGTGCTCGTCTTACGTGATCATTTTTCCAAGTACGATTGACCCAACCAGTTTTATTAAAACGATCCATGCCATCTTCAAAATATTCTTTACAATTTAAATCTAATATATCTAAAATATTATTCTTACATTGTATAAGATTTTCCCAAATCATACATCTCCTTAAATAATTCAGTAGCATACTCAAAACATAATTTAGCTTCAGCTACTACATTTATTTTATATGTGTTCATATAATTATTTACAATTTCTCTTATAACTCTTTTTGTTTCTTCTGGTTTTAAAAAAACAAGATACGTATTAGGACCTGGCGTTTTTCTTCTTAACATTTGGCCACCATATAAATCTCCCATATGTCTAACGTATATGTGAGCGTAAAGTTTTTCTGCGTCATCTTTTATATTATCTAAATGCTTCATATATCTTAAAGTGCTATCTGTAATATGTGGTATTTCAGGTTTACTCCAAAGTGAGCGAAAGTCGTGGTCTATTTTTTGAGCTCTATCTAAGCCTGGTGTTTGTCTAAAAAGGCCATTTGCAAAAGCATATTTTTCAAGTGTGGAGTAACATTGAAATAAATTAAATAAGTAATTAGCATATAATTCAGGATTAATTTTACCTGACATAAGAATCTTAACAAAAGGTTGAGACTCAGCATTTTTATGTTCATCTATTGTATAATCTTTTATATCACCAGCCATATTTTTTCCAAAATTCTTTTATTTTAAAATAATTTCTATTAAAACTTTCTGCCAATAATTGTTGTGTCATATTTAATTCTTTTTTAAATTTTTTATCATCATTTACATCTACTATATTAAAATTTGCTTCTTCTTTAGGTAATAAAATAAATTGAGATACAGGCGTACCAGCTTTAAGAGTGTGTTCACCTTCTAAACTATGCCACATTAGAGGTACTACTCCTATATTTGCTAAACCTAATTGAGGATCGTAAACACCATTACATACTGTAAATCTCCAATCATCTAAAAACATAGGATGCAACTGTAAAAGTTTATAACCTTTAGGTATTCTAGCATACCAAGGTAAATTTAATTTTACAATTTTTTTCATAGTATTTTTAGGCCAATTTTCAAAAAAAGGATAAAAAGAGTGTTGTAAATGAAAAGAAACGATTTTTGTTTGATTAACTTCTGGTGTTACAAAATCCCAATATTCACCTTGCGTAACAATTTGAAATTTTATATCTTGGTGTAAACGCATTATCCAACCTGAATTATGCCACATTTGTAATCCAGGACATTTTGAAGTATGCTTTGTGTCTTCGTTTTTAAAATTTTTAGTTGATATATCCCAAAATGTATCGTCAGTATTTTCAGGTTTATTTGTTAAAGAGCCTGCTTTTTTAAAATTTTCTGCTGCTTTTTTTATCCAAGAATGTTTATATTCTGATGAGCGTATGATAGGCATTGTTAGATCAATGCCTGGTTCTTTACAAATAAAATCTATATTAGGATTGTCTTTCATAATTTAATCACAAAAATATTTATATAATAAAAAAATAATATGAAAAAATTACTTTAAATTTTTTAAAAGTTCTTCTCTTTTAAGTCTTTTTATAGCTTCGGCTTTTCTAAAACTAATATCTTTATCACTATCTCTTTTATTATTATTTTCAATTTCCAATTTATTTAATCTTTCATTTTCTAACATCGCTTCTTCTTCTGTTTTACCTTCTGCGAATATTACAACTTGTTTTTTAATAAAATCATATGATAATCTCCAAGATTCAATACTTTCAGGTGCTTCAGCTTTAATAACTAAATTTTGTTTTACTAGATCTTCACCAGCAGTTTCTTTATCAGTATTTACTGAACCATCTAAATTAAAATAATATGTTTTCATTATGCTCCATTCTTTCCTGTATATGTATGATCACTCAATCCATATGATCCCCACCAGTTTATTTGAAACATAGCAGGATAGTTTGTTGAGTGATAACCGCCATGTTGAAAAGTTCTGGACGCAGGTATACCAAAAACTCCTGTAAAATTTGTAAGAACAGAACCAGAGTTAATTGATGTGGCCGTATCGAAATTGGTATCATTACCACCATTTATCAATGCATCTCCTGAGTCATTACCATAAAGTATTTTTGTTGTAACAGTATGATCTGAATCATTAGGATCAAACTGCCAGGAATACATTCTAAAAGTAGCAGAGTCGCAGTTATCGCTATATCCGCCATGAAATCCTGTTCTACCCCATGCCATATATGGATTAGCTCTTTCTGTTTTTGTTTGACTTACTTGTATCATTTTTCTAGGATTTTGTAAATTCATACAAAAGCCATTTAAACCTACTCCATAATAGTAATATGGCCAATAAATCATTCCCCAAGTTCCGTCCCAAGTTGTATTAAATTTTGTATATAAGTAATTACCAGTTCCAGCACCATAAGATGTAGTTGTACTTCCACTAAAAGATTGCCAAGAACCAAATTGTCTAGCCGCACCTGTTGTGCCTAAGCCAAGGCCGGTATTACAGTTGAATACACCGTATCGGCCACCGTTACCGTATTTTTGACCAAATCCTACATATCCATTATCGCCTACAACAGTTACCCAATCTTTATTGTTGTCTGTTGTCCAAGTGTCTGTAAAAAATTCTGTAGCAGTTAAATTATCAAAAAATGTTTTAATTTTTCTAACTTTATTCAAACAAGAAGTTGATTTAAAAACGTGTATTACCATACTTGTATTACCGCCTTCGTCTCCTGCGTGAACCATTACTAACATTTTATTTCTTTCGTTATAACCTGTACTAATAGCATATGTGCTTGTTACGTTTAACATATGAGCTGAATAATTGTAGTAACCTATATTAGCTTGAGCGCTATTACCGTGATGTAATTCTCTTAATGTTTGTCTTCGATTACAAAATAATCTTCGTGGTCTAATGCCTTCTGGTAAAACGTGGTTTACTTTTGTCCAACCTACCGTAAATTCCATACTTTCAGTTATATTGTGATAACTGTTCCAAGTAATAAATCCATTTCTGGAAACGCTGTAATATTGTCCCCAAGGATATTGATCGCATTGATATATTGATTTATTGTATTGTGTCCAGGAGTTGTAAGCGTGTGTTGTCATATTACTATGTGACACATCTGTACCATGGTCGTTATAATGATAAGCGTGTGAAGCGTCACCGCAAATACCATATCTATAATGTTGTGTAGAGTGACCTGCGCCTCCCCAAGGAGATCCTACGTTTTTATGTCCTGAGTCAAAGACTCTAAAAAGCCAATGAGAGTTTCCACTACTATCATCTCCTAATACGCCGTATAAGGGTAGGCCTTCTTTTCTATGATCTGTTTCTGATTTTAGTAAATTTCGTAATTCTGCCATATTAGTATTTATTCTCCTTTAAGAAGTCTCTCATTAAGTTCAGCAATTTCTCTTCCTTGTTTTTCCATTAAAGCCATTAGCATTTCACTCTTTTCTGCTTCTAATTTTGCTTGTTTTTTATCGTCTTCTTCTTTTTGTTTTATAGCTTCTTCTTCTGTTTTACCTTGTGCATATATTACAACTTTTTTTTCGTTTAAGTCATATCTCAATCGCCAAGATTCAACTTTTTCAGTTACTTCTGCTGATACGGCTCTACCTTGAGCCATTGCTTCTTTACCAGCTACTGTATCACTAGTAAGTATAGAACCATCATGTGTGTTAAAATAAGTTATTGCCATAATTAATTACTGTAAAGTCCTCCGTAAGCTAAATCATTTTGACCGTATTTACCCCACCAGTTAACTTGAAATATTAAAGGATAACAAGTTGAGTAATACCCGCCGTGTAAAAAAGTTCTACCTTGGCTCAAACCAAAATTACCTGTGCCGTTGGTTATAACCGAACCTGTAGAAATTGATGTGGCCGTTTCGATATTGGTATCATTACTATCAGGCACATTATTACCAGCATTATCAGTACCGTATAGCACTTTTGTTGTAGTAGTATGATCAGAATCTAGTGGGTCAAAACTCCACGAGTAATTTCTATATGTTACGCTGTCTGTGTTATCACTCCAGCCTCCGTGAAATCCTGTTCTACCCCAAGCCAAATAAGGATTTCCTCTACTTGATCTTGTTTGATTTACACTTATAAATTTTCTAGGATTTTCTAAATTCATACAAAAAGCGTCTAATCCTACACCATAGTAATAATAAGGAGCATAAATCATTCCCCAAGTTCCGTCCCAAGTTGTATTAAATTTTGTGTAATATAAATTATTTTGATTTGTGTTGTATCGAGTTGTTGTGCTTCCTTGAAAATCTTGCCAAGAACCAAATTGTCTAGCTGCACCTGTTGTGCCTAAGCCAAGGCCGGTACTACAATTAAATACGCCATATCTCAAAGAGTTACCGTATGTTTGACCAAATCCTACGTAACCGTTATTTCCTACAACAGTTACCCAATCTTTATTGTTATCTGTTGTCCAAGTGTCTGTAAAAAATTCTACAGCAGTTAAATTATCAAAAAATTCTTTTATTGTGTTTGATTTGTTTAAACAAGAGTTTGATTTAAAAATATG